GAAAGTCTCTTCATCAACTTCTCACCAAGAACTCTTTCAAGTCTTCTGGATAGATATGGAATATCATATAGTTCAATGTTCCAACCTGTAACAACTTCTGGTGTATTCTCTTCAATCATCCACCAGTTGATAAAGGCATTTAGAAGTTCATACTCAGAATTGTATCCTTGGTAGATAACATTATCTTGTTTGTTATTAAATGGGCCTTGCCCCCATGTGCGAATCTGTTTTGTAGTATAGTCCTGTATTGATATGAGTAATATCTCTTCAGCAGCAGATTCTACATCAGGGAATCCGTTCTCTGACTTGACCTCAATATCAAGAGTGGTCAACTTGATCTTACTGATATCAAATTTAATTTCTTCCGCAGGATACATCTCTGAGATGTATTGATAGATATATCTGTCATTACCATATACACTAAAATTCTCTACACCATCATATCTCTTGATAAACTCACGGGACTCACGCACAGTTCCGGGATTGACTGGTTCAACATAGTCACCTGTCAATGTTTTATATTTGGATTTTCTTTTGGACGGAACAAAAAGAGTAGGATAAAACTTCTCACGAGTCATGAAATGCTTACCATTCTCATAACCACGAACAAGAAAGTTATCACCTACTAATTGAACGTTGGTGTAAAACTTCATTCGGCAAGTATATCAAGATACTTTGATAATATCATAGTCGTTGGTGCAACAATAGTCAAGATGCTATCTGAGTGCATCATCATTTCAGTCTGTGATGTGAAATCTAACCAAGGTTCCATAGTGTAATCACTTTTATCATCCTTGAATTCGTTCTTCATCTTATAAGGATTGATAAGTTTACAATCAGGGCCACCAAGTTCGGTGTCAATCTCTGCAATCTCTGATATTAAAAGATCTCCGTTTTTAAGTAACAGACATTTAATTACTTGGTTTTCCATTTACCTTCTCGTTATACATTTTTACCACACTTGCTATTGGATTAACTAAAGCAACCACTTGATTGATTGATACTGGTACATCATCATCATCTGAAACTGTAATCCAGTTTGAGAGTGTTACCTCTACTGATGTCTCTGCAGTATTTTCCTCAGACAAAAATATGGGTGTATTATATTTAAGTCTTTGAGGTTTTTTGAATAGATATGCAATCGGTTGTTTATCTTCGGATACAACCTCAGACACATCTGCGATTACTTGATCACCTGATTGTAGAACAGCAAGTTTGATTGTCATTGTTTTAATAATTAAAATGGTAGATTCCTATAGCCGCTTATGCTGAACCTACCAAAGGGCATAACCGCAGCCAGTATTTCTCTGACAAATATATTATAACACAACTTTTCCGATTGTCCAACTCTTATATCCAAATGCATTTATTGTGTCGTGTGCGTCCTTTTCTGCGTAATCAGGAATCACAATACAATATCCGATTCCCATATTAAATGTTCTCCACATTTCTTCTTTATCAATATCTCCTGACTTCATAATCCTGTTGAATATATCTGGTATCTCCCATGAATTCCAATCTATAATTGGTGTCAATCTTTGTGGTAAACATCTTGGTAGATTCTCTGGTATACCACCTCCAGTAATGTTTGCCATGCCTAGTATAGGAACTTCATTTAAAAGTTCTTTAACAACAGATGAGTAGATATGAGTGGGTGTTAAAAAATCATCTGTAATTCTTAATCTACCTTCACGAGCCAGATGATTAACTAAACTGTATCCGTTACTATGAACACCACTACTTTCAATGCCTATTATCAAATCACCTGCATGAATATCACCACCATCTACAACGTCAGATTGTTCAATAATTCCTGTACAAAATCCCGCAAGATCAATATCAAAAGTCATTGGATGTTCAGCAGTTTCGCCACCAATAAGTTCTACATCTGCTAATTCACATCCTTTGATGATGCCAGTCATTATATCATCTACAACGGGATTAATAGTATTAAGAGATATGTAATCTAAAAAGTATAATGGTTTCGCACCACAAGTTATCACATCATTTACACACATAGCAACGAGATCTATACCAATAGTTGTATAGTCTCTTAGACGACTACAAATACAAATCTTTGTGCCAACTCCATCTGCACCAGATACTAAAATAGGTTCCTCATATCCACGAGGAACCTTAAACATACCACCGAATCCACCTATGGTAGGAACTTTTAGTTTTAATCTTTCAACAAATTCATTACCTGCTTTGATGTCAACACCGGATGTTTTATAATCCATTAGCCTCCTTTTCGACGATTGTTTGTCTTAGATGTAAACTTAAGATTATCTAGGTCAGAAGTTCCACCCTTCTTGACAGATATGACATGATCTAATTCTTTGTTTAGTGTGCTGTCTAGATTTGTTAATCCAAATCTTTCATAATCATCACCATCGTACAGGATAGCTGCTGCCTCTCTCTCATACCTACTAATCTTTCTAGGATCTTTGGTCATAATTGTACCATCATCAACACATTTTTCTAATATCTTGTTAAACTCAGGAATGAACTTTTCAACTCTTCCCTTAACTGATCCATTATCAAAATTCTTATGACATCCCAAGAATCCTGATGGAATAGCATTTTTAGCAAGATAAACAGTATTGCCATTTTTATCTTTTGATGGAATAATATTATCTGCATTAGGAAGCAACATCTTTTGAATTTGTTTGATCATTCGTTCCAATAAAACTTCCGGAGTTTTGATCATTGACAACTTAATGTTGTAACTAACATCACTACTTCTTAGAGTATCCTTATTAGTCAACATAGAAACAAAGATGAATAAGTCTCTTAGAACTTCGGTTCTAAAATTTTTAGTCATATATTTCTTTGGGAAGTTTCTAGACATCCATAAAAATATCTCATTCGTCGCTTTCATTTGTCTATTCAAAGCATCATCAGATTCACCATACAAATTGTTCAATGCTGTGGCTGAACCGGCACTTTTGTGTCTAAGGTAATGCAAGTGTTCTGCTACAAAAAGACTATCACCTTTTTTCTGTTGTGAATAAGTGGCAGAGAATACACCCAAGTCATCAAACTTTCTCATAAATTGAACAACGTCAGGATGAGATACTGTCTTATTAATTGAATATGCAACAGGAGTGAACCTTATACATCTCTTTTCATGAGGACTCCAAGATTCACCCTCATTTATTGCAATCAATCTTTCTACAACTGCAACAACATTACCTCCCCTAGCAACACTAACTATTACTTTCTTGCTGTTAACTTGTCTCTTTTCATCTTCTGTTAATGATGCAAAAGTAACATCGTTTTTTTCTACACCATCTATGGTCAAAGGGATTGCAAGACCACCGTAGATAAAAGGAACAATCGCAAATTTTAATCTGTTTTGTCCATCAAGAATAACTGCCTCTGCACCTATTTCTTGTTTCTCTTCTAACCATTCAATCATCTCCATCCATATTTCCTCAAGATGAGGCTTTTCAGATTTTTGTTCAATGATATCTCTTATTAAAAATTGAATATCACAAACTAAAAAACCTTGCAAACATCCTTGAGTCATTAATAACCCTGACAAATATGCTTTTGCGTTTGCTTTATCCTGCTTCGTCCATTTCTTTTCCTGTTCTAGTCTCTGCAGCCACTTTGCGAAAGATATCCACTTTCCTGTTTTATAGTTGTCTGCAATCTCTCTTAGAGACTGGTTGCCAGTTAATACGTCTAGATCGTGATTGATCATTTTATTCTCCTGTGTAAAAGTGTTCGTAAACCGATTTTATGTTTATAGTCAGTAAATTTGATCGTAATCAATTTTAAAGACTCAATCCTTTAAGGATTTGTTTGGGTTGGATGGTTTAGTTGTATTTAGTATTGCATGAAAAAAGGAGGTTGTCAACCTCCCCCTAGAATATGTTTAAATGAAAACATTAAAGATAGTTTTTTCTCGCATGATGTTCTGGAACTACTTTACCCAACTTGACGGTAAGAAGTCCATCCTTGAATTGAACCTCTCTGACTTCAACGTCTTCTGAAAGTGCCCATTCTCTTGTGAAACTTCT